CGAACCGCATTCGGGTGGTGTTCCCTAAACAATTTCCAGTGGTTTAAAACCTGCCTGAGCTAACCCCTAACAGGGCCGGTACATCGGGGACTGTCTCTGTACTAACGACTCAATGCCGACCAACACGGTCGAGTGGGCTGACTCAGCCAACGACGAGGTTTTACGAAACCTCGAAAACTCGCCCAACTTCAAAATATAGATTTAGGGCCGTCGGTGTCACGGTCCAAAAGAAGCTGGGCAACGGATGGTAATAAATCCCCAATCTGTAACTTTAAAAGATCGCGTTCCCATATTCGCTGTTCTTCAGGTCCCCAGGAATATATCTCGAGGGTTGAAAAAGTCTCCGCAACTGACTCATGACGGCTATAAGTCAACTGCCAATCCCCCGCTTTGATCAATACCCCAGGGCCCGAAGTGAGCGACAGGACGCGATCTAGAAACACCCGTAACGGAGGAATATGATTGCAGGCATCACGTAATCCTAACGCCGTGCCCCGTAACAATTGCTCCGCAGTTACATTGGAAGGAGGCTGTATAAAATGGCCAAACTTTGCCAGGACACGCCCTGGTTTGGGCCCAAAAGTACAGCCTTCCTTAGTATAATAAAATCGGTTAGAACAGAACTCGACATCTGTTATTTTAGTACGATAAACCGATTTCGCATCAAGTCCTAATGCAGCAAACCCCAACTTCCAGGGGTATTTACCAGGACCAAGATGCTTCAGTACACCGTCATCACCCATAACTATCATCTTTACCCGCTGCTGGGCTTGGGTGACCGTGAGTTTCTCCCACTTACAGAAAAGATACACATGAGACAGAGCGTTGAATATAGAGTTAAATAGGGTAGTAAAAGGGTCACCAGACTTCCTAGTGCCTTCCACCCTGTACTTCCATCCTTGTGATGTAACGCCATGCGTGTTGACGTTAGCTTTCATAAGGTCAAGAACTGCCCGCTGAGCCCCAAACTGCTTAGCGAGCCATATCTCCAATTCACACAACAACTTTCCTATTGTGCTGTCAAAGGCCGAAAAATCATTCTCCATAAGTTGCCCAGGGCCTGTTATTAGCTCAGCCAAAATATGCGCCGGCACCCCACAAGCTAATGTAATAAAAAAATCTTTGTTCCAGCGACGCTTCAGCACATCTTGAATCGCCATGAACTGGGGGCCAACTAAACTGACAAATCCTGGGGCCGCTGCCTGTATAAGGCGCGGATTTTTGTCCACACTGCCTAATTCCGATGAGGTAAGGTTATTCTCAACTTTGACGAACGCTTTTCGGCTTGTCATTCGCCACAAATCCTTTTTTGACAGTACTGATCTCTCGTCTAAACCCTCATCATCAAGCTTCTCCTTAGCTAAAGCAATGGCCTTCTTTACACTAGGGGCAGCATTGCTTCTCCGCAAATATTCATCAAAGGAGACACTTTTTATATTCTTCATTTTGGGAAAGAGAAATTTGAAGTTAGTCTTAACCCACTTTATAAAATCTGGCAGGGACACTGAAGTCCCGTTTCTTTCGAAGACTCCAGG